CTCTTTAAAATTTTAATTATTGCTTTCATTTTTAAAATTTTAAAGAGTATTATCTTTTATTTAATCGGCTTTTCAAGTACGTTTCAATATCTTTTACATGATCATCGAAAATCGTTTTAATTCGTTTGTCAACAACTGGATGCCATCCAATGAATTGACGTCTATCAACTTTCATTTTTTGTCCTACTTTCATCAATGCCATATTTTTCCATTGTTGAGCCTCTACTGATAAGCGTTGGTTACGTTGTGAACCTCCTTTGCCAATTGCTCCAGAACTTTTATAAAACATTGCCCAAAAGAATCTTTTCATTTTAGCCGTTACCGTTATTGTTCCACCTTCATTATGGATAGAAGCATAAGGTAAACTACTTGAAAATGAAATATCCGTTCCTTGTATTTTAGATGATATACTATTTCTTAAATTTCCTGAACGCATCATTAACGAACCTCTACTATTTACTTGCTTTGTAGGTTTCCAAGGTTTATCAAAAAAGGCTTTACGTCTAAAATTCATATCAAATTCATCCGTAATATCTACTTTGATATCACGTACAATATTGCTGATAAAATTTTCCATTTTGTAATTGATTAAAAAGTTTGTATATTTGTTGTATCAGGCTTGCGAGTCGGATAACCCTAAGGCAGTAATTTATTACTGCCTTTTGTATTTTATTACCTTTCCATCTTTTATAAAATAAACCTTATCAAAAGTATAATTTGTTTTATTTTCATCTCTAAAAATAGATTTAGCTCTTTCGTCCATTGTTTTATCACTAAATTTCAATGATTTATCGGATATAACGGCTATTGCGTTTTGTTTAGAAGCTTTGTTTGCATTGTGTGTAATTGTTTGAAAATTTTCAGGTCTTTTAACATCCATTAATTCGTTTCCAATTAATAAATCAGGATTACTCGATTTATTTGCTAAACCTTTGAATATTTTTTTACGTGCTTCAATTTCACTAACATGAACCTCAGGTAGTATACTTACAATTTTTCCTTCATTTGCAAACACTTTAGCTACATCGACAACATCGTTATAATCTTCCGCTTTTAAATTCACTAATTTGTGAACTTGTACTATTCCGCCATTTTTAGAATAGATTGTAGAATATTGCTCTGATAAAGGTTTAGCAAAAATAGATTGCTTATATCCTTGACTAAAAGATTTAACAACACCATCAGCTCCCTGTAGTTTTTTGTAAGGATGAGAAGGCGGAAATATTACCTTTTGCTTACCAGGATTAAATCGAAAAATTTCAAGTCTATTTTTACCATCTGATCCAATTTGTGTTGTTGCTTTTTCTCCTTCAGCAATTGCTTTTGACACATCCGATTCGGAATATTTGTTTTTCAAAACCTCAACTGTTGTACATCTACATCTCCAACCATTCGGAGGGAAATAACTATCCCAAAAAGAACTATCAGCAGGTAAGGTTGTTAAATCAAGTTTCGCATGTGATTCTCTTACTTTTTCATCGCCTGCAGTTCTATATTGCAAATTGTATCGCTCTCCATTTTTATCAAATTCATTCCATTTTACATTCATTAAAGAACTACCAACTGCAAATTGATACTCCGATTCTAAATACAACTCATTATAGTTTTTAAATGTTGATTGAATGTCTTTTAAAAACTGATTAAACGGCTTTATTTTGCCTGTGTCGTCTTTTAACAGCCTAGAAGCTTCAAATAGTTGTGCGTGTGTTTTTAAAGCCGAAAAAATGAAAATATCATTATTCAAAGCATTCTTTAAAACTATTGGAATAACATTGTCTTTTATTCCTTCCTGTACTGCTTTTTGAAAAATTGAATTTGTTTCAGAAATTACGTCTTTGTAAGCCTGTTCACTTTTTAAATCATTGGATGAATAGCTTCCGTTTTGAAGTAACGTTTTATATGCTTTAAGTACAATACTTTTTAGCGATTCAATTAAATTTGAACCGATTGAAAGGTTTAAAAAATCAGGTTTACAGGTTTCACAATCGCATTGATATAGATTCGTAATTCGATTATGAAACGCTCCAAAATATGCCCCCGACCTATCGAGGGCTAAACGAAAAAATCAGGATCAATTGAAAGTTTTGTAGGTGAGCTGTTTTGAACCTTTATTTTTAACTCCAAATTTTGTTTCTACAAATTCAGGGTCTACTTCTAAAAATGGAAACGATTCTTTCGTTCTTGTCCAAAGAGCATCTAAATCTTCACTTTCATCATAGCTAATAGTAACATCACCTGTAATAATTCCAAGTTTTTTTAATGCAGGAATAGCTTTCGTATTCCATTCTTCAGCACAATAAATTAAATCAGCTTCTACCAAATCATCGAGTACCTCTTGTGAGGAAATTTCTTTTCCTTTTGAGCCGTTTTTTGTGTCTTGACCAATAATTGCACCCGATATTAACATCGAATTTTCGTTATTACAAAGTGAAATTAAGTTATTAAATACATCTCCATTTGTATTAACGGCTTGCGCCCACTCCATTTTCTCAGATTCATCTAGAATGTACCATGCAGCTGCACCTGAATCTTTCATCATTGCTTGAGCTCTATTTAGCATAGCTTTATCTTGTGTATTTGTTTTCAATACACGTGGAGGAATCCCGTAAATCTCTCCTAATTCGCTCCAACAACTTTTTGAAAACTTCTTTATAATAACATCAGGTGTAGCATTATTTAATAAACCTAATTCGTCTGTATCAAATTCTAAAATATAAGTTCCATATTCTGAAAGTTGTTTATAGTTTATAAAACTAGTTGAATCTAGATAGTTTTTATAAAAACGTCCATTTATTGGAGTAACATTTGTTCTAGGAATAGAAATAACTTCCGCATAATATTTACCTGAAGGATGTTTTACCAACTGTAATTCAGTAAGTGAATAACCAAAATAGATACTTTCTAACATTAACTTTGTAAGCTTTCTATAGGTGGGGATACTTCTTAAAAAAGCCGTTTGTACTTCATCAATTTCTCCGTTAGGTTTTCTTAATGAAAATTTAGCTGAAAGTGATTTGTTTATCCTATTTCCAATTTGAGAAATTAGCAAAGAATCAAGCATTGTTTGATTTTTATAAATCAATTGTAAATGATAATTCAAAGGCTCTTCAAATGAAGTTGCAACAACTGCTTTTTTCCAACTTTGAATATCTGTTCTAGATTGACATACAGTTTTTAACTCCCAAGGAAGTACACCTTTTTTATTTTTTATTTTATCATCTGAATTAGCTGATAAATTGACAGTATTGTTTTGTCCGAATAAACCTACAATTCCCCGTTCTATGTTTGTTAAAAATCCCATAACTATTCGTGATTAAATTTTGGACGACTTCCATATCTAAATGGTTCTTTATCTGCTGGCTCATCAATTGTCGGGTCTAATGTTTCTAAAGTTGAAATAGTAACCTTACCCGAAGCAAGCATTTTTAAATAATCAATTGCTTTTTCGTATCTAGTCTTTTCCTGCTCATAAATAATATCAGCATTGCAAAGAGTAATTATTTGCCATATAGATACAGTTTTCACTAATTGAAGTATTAAACTATTTCGATCAGTTCCAGTCTTTCCAAAAATAGTTTCTACATCATACATTTTTCGACCATCTAACCATTGATGTTGGTTATTTGGTGTTAAATAGCTTTTTACCTCTTCAATTCCAGCACTTATACCTATTTCAAGAATAGTATCATCATTCTCGGTAATTTGGTCTAATATCCATTGATATTTAACCGTTTTTAAATCAATTATTTCTATAAACATCAGTACTTATTATCAATTCGTGACTGAGAAACATAAGTTGTTTCTTTACTAACTTCTCTTTTTTGAATTTTCCAAACACCTCCTTCAACAGCATCAGGAGCATCCATGAATTTTGATGTTGGAGAAACACCTAAAAATTGATCATTTAAACGAACCATATTAGGATCATTTTTTAAATCAATATTTAATATTAGATTTCCAAGTCTGTTTAATGGTTCAAGTGTCCCTTCTATTCGATAAAACTTTTCAGGTTTTTTTCTATTATCAGGAGTTATTGGTAAAATGAAACCATATTCTTTTTGCATTTTCCATATTAATGGCAATGTTACTTGTTGGTAAAATGGATCTTGTAAAGAATTGTTTTCTTGGAAAAGGCTAAACGTATCAACCTTATTTAATTTTAAAAATTTATAAGCTTCAAACATCCATTTTACATAGTTTGAATTTGAGGTGTTATCTACCCAACTACGGTATATGTAAAATTTAAAGTCTAAATATCCAATAATAACCAATGCTTTTGTGCTTGATTTTGTACCTTCTTTATTAGAAGGAGAAGGATCACCATAAATTACTATGCTTTGACATTTTCTAGGGTGAGGACATTTACCATAATGTAATTCTTTAAATGTATCTCCTTCAATTATTGGATTATTGAAATACTCTTTTTGAGATGAATTAAAACTCATTTTTGACAATACTCTATCAATAGACTCTTCTGAGTTTTTTGATGACCATGTAGACTTACCATTTTTATCACGAATATTAATTACTTCGTGTATATCAGCATATTTTGATAATTCAGTTATACAGCAATATTTTGCAATTATATTTCCGTTAATAACAACTAATAATGGACTAGAAATCGAACGAGTTGGTAATAAAGCTTCTTCAATCCATTTAACTTTGAATTTAATACGTTCAGGATTCCTACATTCTTCATCTGTATCAATATCATCAATTAATATTGTATCTGGTCGAATTTCATCTTTCCGAGTTCCACGAGGAGATTGGCCAGCACCTAGTGCTCTAAAAGCAACACCTTTTTTAGTGACAAATTCTCCACTTTCCCATTGTCCAACACTTTGTTGAGTTCCATAATCATTAATAATTCGATTATTTTTTTCAAGAATTGCCTTATATGGCAATAGCAATCTTTCTGCACTATCATAGGTACTTGAAACAAGTAATATATTCTTTTTTTTTCCTAATAATGAAAGATAAAGAACTTCCATCATAGTCCTTCCTGACTTGGATAATTCACGAGACCAAGAACGAATTTCATACCATTCAAGATTATTCAAAATTCTTTGAGTGGCTTTGATGTGAAATGGTGCTGGTTCTGATGTGTAAAAATTAGGAAAATAATATTTAAACCATTTTTCAGGATGTTTTTCAAGATCAGCAATACGTTTTAATTTCTCTGAAGGTGTTTCATTTAAATCAATCGGAGTTGCTTTTGAAATATTATCCCTATATACGTTCCAATCCTTTAAATATTCCTTATTTGATTTATCAGCCATTAAATGATCGTTTGGATATAAGTATCAAAATAATAAGTCATTTTTTGAGCAAATTCTAAATCGATTGGTCGAACAAACTCACCAATTTTTTTCGCAACATCAATAACTTCTCCGAGTGAAGTGGTAACTTCTAGTTTTTTTATTGCTGATGTTAATTTAATAAGGTCATCTGTATCTTTACTACTGGTTAATTCATAATTGTTTTCTTCAATTTTTTTAGTTTTTGCTTCTAAAATTTTATACAACGTAGATAGATTTTCATCCTTAATTGTAATCATTGAACGGCGTAATTTATCCCAACCGCCTACTTGAATCCATTTGCCAATTGTTTTCTCAGTCACTGTAACACGAACAGCTATTTCTTTTTGTGAAAGCTTTTCGTTAATGAATAATGTTTTTGCATGGTCTTTTTGTTGTGTTTTTCCTATAGCCATTACTTTGATTTTGATACAAATTTGAGGTTAAAACAACGCTTTTTAAAATTTCAAAATAACGGTTGCACTGATATTTGATAAGCGTTTGAAAGCATCTAATCTTTGTTACCTGAAAGGAAATAAACCAATTAAAAAACGTATGCTCACATTTGTACTTAATGATGAATCGAAAGTAAATTCTTACGGATTTAGAGTACCCAATTCAGGTATTGATTTAACACGTTTTAAATCGAACCCTGTAATGTTGGATATTCACAATCCTTCTTCAATGACTGTAATTGGTCGATGGGAAAATATTAGAATTGAAGGTGGTTTATTGTTAGCAGATGCCGTATTTGATACTGCTGATGAGTATTCTAAAATCATCGCAGGTAAAGTAGAACGAGGTTTCTTAAAAGGTGTTTCGATGGGATTAGCAAGAGTAGAAGGTACAAAATTCTATGAAAATGTTGATGGCATATATGAATTAGCACCTTGTGAACTTACTGAAGCCTCAATATGCCCTATACCATCCAATGCAAATGCTGTTAAGTTATACGCAGAAACTGGTGAGTTGATTCCTGAAAATGAAATCAAGCTAAGTATTTCCGAATTATCCGAAAATTTTAATAATCAAAACAAAGAAGGAATGAACAAAATCATTTTATCAATGTCCGCTTTGCAAGCATTAGGCTTACAAAACACGGATGATAACAATGCAGTTGCTCTAGCGATAGAGAAAAATATTGCAGAATTATCACAAT